GTACAATCTACGCAAAAAAGATTAGAAGAATTTGAAGACGATACAGAAAGTTTTCAGAATCTTGTTCAAGACCTTGACCATGTATTTAGTCAATACATTAGAAATAGATATGCAGATAAAACAGGCATCGTTGAATGTTATACTTGTGGTAAAAAACATACAATTGCAGAAATACAATGCGGTCATTTTATGGGTAGGTCAAATTTAAGCACTAGATGGATGGAACAAAATTGCAGACCACAATGTATGGAATGTAATTATTTTAAAACTGGTAATATAGAAGAGTTTGAATACAAATTACACGAAGAAAATAATGCTGTAGTTGATTATTTAAGAGAAACAGCTAGGCAAACAGCAAAACCTACAAAAGATGAGCTAAAAGGCTTAATCCTAGAATATAGGGCAAAGCTAAACTTGGTAAAAAAGAAATTTATTGAAAAATAATTTATATTTTTACGGCGGTTATCATAGTTTGTAGATTTAGTAGTTTAGCCCCATGTTTTAGAATGACATGGGGTTTTTTATCGCTCAAACATGAGCCGATTATCAGTCATTTACGGCTCAAAGTTGCCTTATTGGGTAACTTTTGTGATTGATAAAGTTTACTATTAGAGAACTATGTAACCAAATTGGTAACATAGTTAGGGTATAATATGTAAAATGTTGTAACATTATTAGGGCAGATATGTTACTAATTTATATGGATTTGTAACAAAATTTGTTAATTGTTTAAATTAGGCTTGTTATATCTTGTAACATATAAAAGGTTAAATTTGTTACAAATAGGTGTAAATGAATATAATTCGGTAGTCATACTACGCTATTAGCAAAAAATGTAAACTCTGCAAGTTTTGATAGTGTTCACGAAACCGTGAACGGAGATAAAAAATGAACTGTTGCATAAAACGCAACGATTAAAATCATAAAAAGTTGTTGTACCTAAATTATAATTTCCTGCATATAAGTGTAACATTGATACACTTATTCATACGATAATGTGTCATTAAAGTAACATAACAATAGCTATATGTTACTTTTAAGGGGAAAAGTAAAATAGTAAAGCTGATACTTGACTAGACCTCCCCCTGTCGTAAAGCTATAGCTTGACTAAATGACAAAAAAAGGCTCCCAAGTAGAAACTTAGGAGCGATACCAGTTAAACCTTTAACTATGTCTTATGCGGATACAAATATATACAAAAATTTAATTAAATTTATTTTTTTAATTAAATTAATTAAATTAATTTTGTTCCAAAACACACAACATGGCAAGAAGCATTTCCCCCGATTCAGTTTCCAGTAAGGTTGCTGATTTAACATTAGGCGAACATCTTAGGTTAGATAACCCATACACTTCAGTAATGGTTATGGTATCCAATTTAAAGAAAAAAGACGCCCACAAAGATAAATTATTTAAGATTAAAGCTACTGACAACACTACTACTGTAACCAGAATAAAATAACCCAATATTATGCATATACAAACGATTAACTATACTAGAACATTTAATTTAGGAAACTATTCTTCTGAAAAAATTGGCGTTGAATTTGCCCTTAACGAGGGTGAGTCTGCTACTAAGGCTCTTGACTATGCAAGAGAACTTGTGGAAGAGTATCACAAGCAAAATGTAATTAAATTAAAAGATTTAAATGAATTTTATCAAGAGATACCTGATGAAATTATTCCTACCCAATCTAAAAAATCTTTAGCTGAAAAAACAATAGAGTTTATAAATGCCTGTAATACTAAAGAAGAGTTAAGGGCTTGGGAATTAATGGCTAAAAATAATCCAGAGGTATTGGAATCTTATAACACTAAACTTAAATCTTTATAACTATGAATTGGAATGAAACACTAATCAGAGCAAGCTCTGTAGGATATATAATGACTGAACCAGTAACCAAAACGGACAAAGAAGCTGGGTTGCTTTCTAAGACCGCACAAAGACATTTGCTTGATGTTTATATTTCTAATAAGTATAATAGGAGTAAAGATATTCAAACAAAGCAAATGAAAAAAGGAATTGAAGTAGAGCAAGAATCGATTGATTTATTGTCTATGTTCTTAAAAAAACCTTTTGCTAAAAATACGGAAAGATTTTCAAATAAATACATAACAGGGTTACCAGATATTATTGATGATGGAATTATTGATATTAAATCTAGTTATGACCTGTGGACATTCTTAGGTAATATCCCAGACAAACTTGATAATTTATATTATTGGCAGATGATGTCATATATGTGGCTTACTGGCAAAACAAAAGCTACCATTGCTTATTGTTTGGTAAACACCCCAGATAATATTATCCAACAAGAGAAGTATTATTTACTAAAAAAGCTAGATGTAATTTCAGAAGAAAGCCCAGAGTTTGTAAGAGAAGCTATGAAGCTAGAATTAAACATGAAGTTTGATGATATAGTTATGGAAGAAAGAATACTTATGTTTGAAGTTAATAGAAACGAAGATGATATTTTACGCATTGAGCAAAAAGTAGAAAAAGCAAGAGAATTTTTACAAGATATTGAAAACACCCACAAAAACTTTAACAATGGCAAAATCTAAAAAAGAAAAACAATTAAACCTTCCGCAAAATGCAGAACCATTAAACGGATGCGATTTCTGTATGCAATTTGATTATGATGAACCCCATGTAATTGGCGCAAGCGAAGACTCTGATGGTGTAATGGAATTAGTAATTAAAGCTTATTTAGATGCAGGCGTTACGTTTGTATGTCCCACTACACAAAAGAAATTAAGAATATATGCTAGACCATTATCAGATACCGGAAAGGCAATTCTAAATCAACAAAAGGAAGTTAAAAATTAACAAATGAAATACTCTTCAAGTTTTACCCATGATTTAAATTTTGGAGAAATAGCAGAAAATTGGCTTAATATTTTATTTAAAGATGGTAAGCTTATTGAAGTTAAAAGTGATAGGCTTATCCATAAAACTGGTAATTTATTTATTGAATATAAGTCAAGAGATAAACCAAGCGGATTAGCTACTACTACAGCTAATTATTGGATATACAGAATGGATATGATTGATACTGCTATTATATTGCCAACCGAATTATTAAAAAAAGTATGTAGAGTATATTATAAAAATAACGAATTTAAAATAAAAGGAGGAGATAATAATACTTCTGATGGGCTTTTAATACCACTAATAAGATTGCTAAAAGATTTAGCATTATTAAGTCAAAACGATGAAAACACTATCTAAGATTTTTTATGTGCATTGGCAAACTTCCTTGCAGCTTCAACGCTACCAAAACCCCAAGCCTTTAATGCTAATGCTTTCCTTGTTGGTTCGCCATTTGGTTTTTTCATTGCTCCAAGCATACCAGCAAAGCGAGCTGCAAAAGAAACTCTGCGAGGATTAACACCAGACTTAACCGGAGCTTTTAAATTGCCACCAGTTTCAGAATTATAAGATGCTCTGCCTTTAGCGTTTAATCCACCTTCAGGATTTTTACCTTCTTTACGTTGCCAAGCTCCAGCCATAACTATTTTTTTTCTTCTGATTTAATTTTCTTTTCTTGCTTTAACATTTCGGCAGTTGGTTTTTTACCACTTCCTTTGTTAGCACGAATGTTGTCCCATAAACCGCGTGGAGAATACGAGCCATCAGCTCGCTTCATCATTTTTAATTTACTTTTCATACGCTAAATTACAAAATTATTTCCAATTCTCAGATTTCCATATAGCCAAATCTAGACCTTTTAAATTTTCAGGTGGTGTTGGTAAGAAATTAGCTATTTCCTCCAAATTTGGGGCCTCTGTGTGATAAGGAGGCATATTCTTGAAAGGAGCGCCTCTTTTAACTTGCTTTTCGCCATAATTGTCCATTAAATAATTTAACACAGATTGCGCCGATGTCAAATTCTGCTCTTTTTGAATTATATCCAACTTATATAAGTCAAATCTAACTCCAATTGGTTTGCTTTTTGCCATATAAATATTTTGTAGCTACAAAGATAGGACAAATTTACCAATGTAGCTACAATAATTAACTTAATCCCACCCATAAAGCATAACAAACAAACCACCCCAACCACCTACCAAACCAATGCAAGTGCAAGACCATACCAACCAACCCACAACCCCACCAAAACCACAGCAGTAAAAGGATAGCAA